CGAACGAGAAGTTCTGCGGAATTCTATAAACATCCGCTGCCAGCCCTCTTGCCGGGCTATAAATAGCATGAGTGAAAACGAAGTAGCTGAAGGTGATAGCCCTTCAGAATCGACGGAAGCTATCGGAGTTGATCCTAGTCAGGCGACTGATGTTGATGGGTTGGCGGGGCAACTGGAAAGGTTGTTGACCCCAGAACCGGAACCAGCACCGGCCACTGAAGAATCGGTGGAGAACGCGGAAGGTGAGGAGTCTCCTTCCGATGAATCGTCGAGTGACGAACAGCCGGAGGAAGGAGAAGCCGAAGAAGTTCTTTCTCATACTGAATCAGAAGATTCTGCGGAAGTTGAACCGGCGGCAGACGAGGATGCGGACTCTCCCAGCCCACACAAGGGGTTGTTGAAGAGAATCGACAAACTCACTGCAAAACGTCGAACGGCGGAAGGCAGGGTGGATGATCTGGAATCGGAGGTTAAGAGCCTGCGGGAGCAGTTGGAGTCCAAGGAGGAATTGCCTGAACTGGCCAACATTCCGGGCGCGAATCCGTACAGCAACCTGACATCGAAAAGAGCGGTGGAAAAGGAACTGGCAAAAGCGGATGAAATCTTGGAGTGGTGCGAGGATAACCCAGATGGGGCGGTTATTGAAAAGAATGGGGACAACGACATCGAATACTCGGCGGATGATGTGCGAAATATAAAGCGCAATGCCCGCAAATCTATCAAAAAACATCTCCCCGAAAGGCTCGATTATTTACAGGAGGAATCCCAAGTAAACGATGAGGTGGACAAGGTGTTCACTTACTGGAAAGACCGAAGTTCCGTTGGTTATCAGGAGGCACAGGAAATCCTGAAGAACCGGCCAGAGATCAGAACCCACCCGACATGGAAGGCGGATGTGAGTATATTCCAACTGGGATTACAGGCTTACAGGGAAATGGTGAGCAACCCGAAAAGCAATTCTGCCAAACCTAAAGCGAAAGCCCCCGCCCAACCGGCAGCCCCCACGGCTGCACCGGCAAAGGCCAAGCCCGCTGCCGCCCGTTCAGCTTCCGCCAGAAAATCTTTTGACCAGTCCAGAGATGAGGATTCCTTGGCAAACGTAATCTTAAATGATTATTTATAATACTGGGTATATAGATACCCATAGATAAGGAAAGATAAAATCATATGGCAGTTCTATTAGAAACTGGTTATAACGGCACTCAATCGGGTGGCCGAGAGGATTTGTCTAATCTCATCTCCAATGTCGATGCTAAATCTACTGTTTTTTCGTCTCTTGCGAGAAAAGGGAAGAAGCCCGGCAATGTGGTGATGGGGTGGCAAATGGATAAGTACGAGGACGCATCCAACGCTGGTATATTTGAGGCGACAGATGTTGTGACGGGCGACTACGTTAATCCCGGCAAGAATCGTAAGTTGATGCAGAACTATGTGCAGATTTTTCGGCGCACGTTCCGCATTTCGAATCTCGCAGACGAGGTTCAGGTTGTTGCTGGCGTTAAGTCGGAACTCGCGAATGGTATCGCCAAGAAGTTGGTGGAGATCAAGCGCGACATGGAGTATGCGTTCTTGGGCAACACGGACGCAGACGCGGAGAGTGGGAGTCAGAACCCGTACATCACAAAAGGCTTGGGGAGTTTTCTCCATGTGGATGGAACGAATACATCTACGGATGATTTTGTTGCAACCGGGTTTTTGTGTCCTACGGGTTCAATCAGCACCGCCACAGCCGCCAATCTTACGGAAGCTAATGTGCAGGATGTGTTAAAGAGCATCTACAGCACAACCGGCACGATTCGCGACTACGATCTGCTTGTTGGCCCGACCTTGAAGCGTTCGTTCACGAACTTCACGCAGTCTGCTACTGGTAGTAATGACCGTTTGGCCATTAAGACCTGTCGGACTTCATGGCGCACTTGGTTCATTTGCGGGAAACTGCCATTAATAGTTTGAACTAAAGAGCGTCCGAAACCCGCCAGAACCCCACACAGCCCCCGCGTTTGTCAAATTTCCTTTTGATGACCGGGGGTTTTCTGCGTCTATGGCGAACGAGAAGTTCTGCGGAATTCTATAAACATCCGCTGCCAGCCCTCTTGCCGGGCTATAAATAGCATGAGTGAAAACGAAGTAGCTGAAGGTGATAGCCCTTCAGAATCGAC